TGTGAATGATGGCGCTGAGATAAAGACACACGGTGGACGGAGATTGCGTGGGTCCGTGACCACTTGCAAGCCAGTTGCGGTTGCCAGTTTCGTTCCCAATGCGCTCATCGCATTGTTGAATAGATCGGTGTAGTTGGAAACGGTCATGCGCAGGCTGGGCGATCAATTCCGAGAAGTTGTTTGATCTGTCCGTTCATTCCGACGACTGGTGTCTGACCCATGTCTTGATAGCTAGAAAATACATCGACCGTTCCGCGCGATTTGTAGAGCATGCCGGCATACATCACGGTTCCGAGATACACATCTTGCGATGGAACTGTTGTCAGCGAGTCCCCGGTGTATCCTGCCTCAGCTCTGCGCCTACTGCAGAAGGCATTCGATGCAGCTGCACAAGTTGTCACAAAAGCCTGATCGCCAGCTGTAGCGACGGAGATGCCAAGCCAGTCGAGGACATTTTGTTGAGTGATCCATGTGCAGGTCTGTGTGTATGTGACCGTGCCGGTCGAAGCTATACGCGAGACATCGCTTGCGGTCTTAGCGTACAAGACCTGATTTTGGATCGGGACATTGAAGTCGTAAAGCAGATCGCCTTCGCTGTCGATGCCAATGAACTCAAACTCGGGAAGCGCATAGACAGTGTATGTTCCGTTGAATGATGCATCAACTGATGTAACAACTATGGATTCGCCGACTGCAATCTCCGATGGGGTAAGGAGTTGCAGTACGGCGTAGTTATCCAGTAGTGACTTGAAGGTAACGCTGTAGGTTGCCATGAGCGGAAGCTCCGCTCTCGACTAAGCCTGTGTGATCTTGCGGATCATGCTGGAGTTTGCAGCGAATGTTGCTGCATATCCAAACACGCTCATCTGGCGACCCAAGGTTGAAGGTACTTCCACACTGAGCAATCCGCGATCTTGGCGATACACCTCAAACGCATTCTTGTTCATGATAATCATGGTCTTGGCTGCGAACTTGTTGTCCACAACGATCTCGAGACCGAGTGGGTTCATGCCTGACCATGAAGTTGCTGAGCCTGCGCCGAGTGAGTTCTGACCGTTCAATCCCGGTGCACCAATTGCTGGGAAAATTGGGCGATTGGTGGTGTCTACGAGCTGACCCATAAGAGCCCAAGTTGCAGGATCCACGAAAATGTGTGTCGGCAAGTAGTTGGTTGCTGCCGAGATCGTGGTTGCTGCATCATAGATTGACTTCATCAAGTCAGTCACTGACAAGTCCCACACGCCATCGGACGATGCAGCTGCAAGCAAGTTGTCTGCAGCGTAGTTGTCAATTGCGGTGAGGTACTGACCAGCAAGATCTTGGATGATGATCTGCATTGCGTTCGGATCCGTAAAGTCGATGACTTGGTAGGAGAGCTGGGCACTGCCACTGAAAGTTACTTTGCTGACCGTATTTGACGCAATCACGGCAGTCGTTGCCGATACTGCTGTTAGCTCTGTGGTCTGCTGTGCGACTGTTGGGTGAGTCGTCCAAGTTGGGCGAATAAAGCTTGCACCTGCGTTGCCGTTTGGCATTGCGCGTGTACCAAGTGCATTCAACACTGGAGCGATGTAGTTGATGTCCTGAAACACTGGACCCAAAATTGGAACCGGCACGATACCAGCATCGTTTGAGAGCACATTGTCTCCAGCTGCTGCTTCAATGTCCGACTTGTGATATGCGCGGTAATCGTTCCATACGCGGTTTGCGTTGGCTGCAACTTCTCCGCCTTTGTGCATTGCTGCAACAAACTCAGCTGCACTTGGCAGGCGTGGTTCACGCTTTGCTGATGCGAAAAGTGGTGTCGGGGTTGATGCCTCGACTGGTGCTGTTACTTCGATTTCTTGTGCCATTTCTTGCTCCTGTTCTGGGACTACTTCTTGATTATTGCTTACTTCTTCATCTGGTTGGTGGATACTCGCAGCTATGTCGGTGATCTGTGCTCCTGCGAATGCTGGAATGGCGACAATGCTGAGCTCGCTCCAGACAGCAGCACGGATCTCCATAGTTCCGGCTTCGTCGTAGCTGAACTGCGTCGGGGTGATTCCAATGCTTACTGAGTCAAGTACTCCATCTTTCATGAGAGTCATGGCTTCGTTGCCCATTTGAGTGTCACTAATTTTGGCTGTGAAAAGCATTCCGTCCGGCGTAGATTCGCGCGCGGTCACGATTCCGATTGCCATATCTGTTGAATGATTCATCAGCAGACGAGGAGCCTTTCCGTCCACTGGCAGAGCTCCCTCAAGAACGCGGACCGAAGTCCCGTCCGAGACCGTTGCTTCTACGCCATAGGGAACCGCGATGCCTGTGATCGTGCGTCGAGCTTGACCGTCTGGTCCTGCTGCATCAATTGATACTGATTGTGCTGTGAACTGGATCATTCTGCGATCTGCTCCTGTGTGTTTTCTACCGGCATGTCTTCTCTGTCCATCGTGTCGGCAAGATAATTTTCTTCAAGATATTCTGATGCGTCGAATTTCACCATCGTCCCTCTTGGTAACACATTATCCATTGAGAGTGTGTTGGCGATGCATTCTGCGTATGCCTTCACGCCAAAGATGTAAAGGTCTGCGCGTGCTTGCTGTGATGACTGATACGAGTATGAGCCGGTGCTCACTCCAACTAGGTATGGCGGAACATTGGTTAGTCGTGCGCATTCGAGTGCTTGATAGTTCGCAGCGTCAATGAGAAGCATCTTGTCTGGTGTTGCTTGTGATGGCTCAAAAGATAGGAACTCATTGAGAACCGCGATCTGATTCAGTTTTCTGGCGGACTCAAACTGGGCGCCGATTGAACTGAGCTCAGAGGGTGATAAGGGCTCACCGCCAGTTTGCCGAAGGACTCCCGATGGAATCAGCGATTCCGCGTTCCTGTACCTACTGGACTCCAGCTTGAGTGCTGTGTTCACTACTCCGGGCGATTGGTAGATGATGCCTTGAATGCCTGAGATGAATTGCACGACATTGCGGTAGTCGAGTTCTTGTCCGAGGAAGTAGAGCTCTTTGGATGGTGCGAAGAAGACGGGACCGGACTGGTCGCGTCGAGTGATGGAGCCGGCTGGTAGACGCTCAAACTCCGAGGGAAAGCCATCTTGAGTGCGAGCCGTAATGGCGAGGTAGCCGACGCCGTAGAAAAAAATATCGTCAAATAACCAGCTGAGCAGTGTGGAGTTCGGAATGGATGGCGACATGCGACGGAGCCAGCTGCGCGGAGCGAGACGAGTCGTTTCCATTTCTTCTGTTTGTTCGTTCCATGTTTCTTTGTACATGATCAACGGCATGCAAGAGATCACTGATGCCATGAGATCGCGTGCGCGTGAAATTGCTGGGACACTCATCGCGCGATTGCGCGCTTCGCCTTCTTGATAGGTGTAGTAAGCGCCGATCATTGATTGACCGGTGTATCCGCCACCTGCTGCAGCTGCTTTGCCTACTGGCTCAGAGATTGCAGCTTTAGATACTTTGCGCTCGAATAATGCCATGTCTTTACTCTTCCATAGATGGGTCGGCTTTTGGTGGAGTCGCGCATCCGGGACTTCTCCGACGAAAGGCTCGACGCACGACTCCGCGCGTATCTTAGTTGGCAACGACGACGAGCTGTGGCTTCCCTCGGCTGTGTTTGTTGCCGGCAACGATTGCGCTTGAAAAGATCATTGTCCTGCAGAGTTCAATCGGTCCGGGCGAGCGTTGTGAGCTCACAGCGATAGAGCCTTGTGTCCGAACTGAGACAGCGCGCACGACATGCTCTGCTAATGCCATTTCTCCTGTGTGCACGATTTGTCGTTCACGGATCAATCCTTGGACAGCTGGAGTCCACTTCAAGATCTCCGCGTAACCAACAACTACACGCCGACGCTCAATGGATGGTGGGCATTGGAGATCAATTGTTGGTGTGAGCGCGAACTGGATGCTCGGATCTTTGGCGAGCTTGGCGATGTGATCCCAAAGCTGTGTCTGTGTGTCACAAGTGAACGCGACAGTGACTCCGATTCGACCGTCCGGCAAGAGCACTGATCTGGTGGCGTAGTAGTGCGAGTCATTGAAGTCCACCTCT